GTATGTATAGTAAGTTTAATGGGTGTGTTTGTCCACAATATACCCGCTGAGACAGCATTACCTCTTAGTAATTCCCGCTTTGAGTGCGGTTATTTACCACAACTGAGACGACCAAAACACCTTTCCGAAAATATCAGGGTATTTGGCTTGATAAAAAAGCAAAAGGCCCTGCATAAACCAAGTTATACAGAGCCTTATTAAGACACTACACAGGATTGCAATCTCCTTTGTGTAGCGGCCACCTAAATGGACTTAAGCCCGATACTTTTGCAGAGCGGGTAATGCAATTTACCTAATTAAAGATACTCTGTCAATGCTGTTAAACCAAGCCCATGTAAAATGCAGTGTTGTATTTTAATTAAGTCAGAAACAAGCCATAACAAAACAGTGTCAATAGTAAAAAATAGGCAAAATTCCCTATAGCGTTCCCTGCTATGTTCCCATTTTCCCGATTAAAGAATCGGGAAAAATCAGGGCTTTTAATATGTTCAGCCGCAATTTTATCAATAATTCTCACATCATAGATCCTTTTACCTGATAAATCTTTTTCTTTAAATCGCAATGAAAGTCTATCAAATGAAACGGTATAAATCATGTCTGCTTTCACCCAATGAGATTTGGCACTATAAGGATCTGGCAATTCTGGATCTGTATGTAATTTATAGTGATATGGCATAATTTGACTTGGAGCTGTTGTGCTAAGTGGAACTACTGCGCATAGTTTACCGCGCTGTCTTAACCTAGGAGACACAACCACAACCGGCCTTCTTTTAACCATTTCTGGATCAATAAATCCTTTGAAATCACAAATTAAAATCGTTCCTTGTTCAGGATGATATGGAATGGACATTGATTATTTATCCTTAAACATCTTGCCCTATGTTAATCTTTTTACTCATTTTTAACCCAAAGTGCACTATTAACAATTGCGGCTACGGGATGAATTTTATCTACCTCTTCAAGTGGAATCGATATAGAAGGATGAGACTCATTGATTGATTGTAAATATATCTTGCCATCTCTGTTATATAAAAATGTTTTAGCCATTACAGCGCCACTTAAGGATTTAAGCACAACATCATCGCCTGGTCGAACTTCTCTGTTTGGCTCGACAACAACAAATTCCCCATCTCTTATTCTGGGTTTCATTGAGTCCCCAACACAACGCAAAGCATAAGCATTATGATCGCGTGAAGGGTATCTGATATGTCCATCGCCATATCCCACTGGATATTCGAGTTCATACCAATGACCGTTATCACCTAATTGAGCTGTACCTACTACAGGGATTAAACTGAACTCTCCAAGTTTTAGTGTTTCATAAGCGTTTGTAGTTAGCTCTATTTTCTGTTGGGAAGGGGAAGAGGGTTCTATAGCAAGCTTGTTGCCTTTTCCAGTTGATAACCAATCAGGATTAACCTTTAAAGCTTTAGCGGCATTAATAAGATTGTTACCAGTCAATTCTTTTGTAAGCCCGCTTTCCCATTGGTGTACTGACGATTTACTAACGCCCACGGCTTTACCAAGCTCTACTTGATTTAAGCCTTGGGCTTTTCTTTCTGATTTTATTCTTTCTGCAAGTGTACTCATGGTGTTCATTTTACTTAACCTAGAGTTAAATGTACTTGATTCAATAGTAAAGTATGCTAAACTTTGCCCATGAAGAAACAAGACGCTATTAAATTATTCGGTTCCACCTTAAGCGATTTGGGTAAAGCGTTGGGTGGAAAAACTAAATCAGCCATAAGCCAATGGCCTGAAGAGATTACTAATGACCAAAAAAACATGGTTATTGGTGCCGCTATCAGGAAAGGTATTAAGGTTCCTGAGCATCTATTGCAATAACTTTGAGTAACCATGATGCGTAATTTTCATTGGAGCGACTGTGCTGTTTATAGAGAACCTGCTTACAGGAACGGGCCGTGTGATTGCGGCCTTGAGCTCATAGTTCAGCGTAAATATCTATCATTGTGTCTGTTGGCTTTACGTAGAGAGGTCTTGGGCCGTCGAACACAAGTCCGGTCGGTTTTAATGCTGTTATTTTTGCCAAATCAAACAGTCGCCAATTGGTACGGCCCGCACCGTAAATGGTGGATGGGCTTGTTTGGTAAGCGAATGAGAAAAAAAATGCAGCTTAACGAACAAGATGTACGCGTCATTAATCAAGCTATCTTGGCGATGCTGGCTAATAACAATTGCTTGATTACCGATCTTCCTGAGCAGGGTTTTCAAGCAGGTACGTCGTGGACGACAAATTTCACTCAAGAAATAAAATTGCTTCAGGGCCTGATTGTTAAGTATGGCTCTCATACGGTGACGGGCAATGAATATGCAAACAGCGATTCTGTTGTTGTTAGACCGGTTTGTAATGGTCTCGAATGTGAATATTGTAATAATCACCCTTAGATCTTGCCGCCATAAAGCCTGAGTAGATGGCTTCAGGTACACGGTAATACTCATAGATTTTTGGGTTATGAGTAAATTGAATAAATAGACGATTGTTATGTAGATCATAGCCAATCGCTTGAATGGCACTTGAAAGGACGCTTTGCATTTGCACGGTTTTACCCTTTTGTTAGTTGATAGATTGGCGAATTTAGATTCTAGCATAAGGGTAATTTTAATTTCGTAATGGGTTAATGGTTATGGTTGATAAAAACGATGCTTCAATAGTGGCTCACTTACCAAAAGATTATCAATTGGAGTTCGAGCGTTTAGCTGAACTTGAAGGCACTTGTAAGTCTGAATTATCTCGATTATTGATTATTGAATATGTCGATAAAAAACGTGCTGATTTCAGGCGTATGAAAACAATTTTTGATAAGAATTAATACAGAACCAAAAGAACTATAGGAATTTGGTTACTTGTGCGGAATGTCGTCACTTTACCCGCGACAAAATAGGATGGGGTGATGGTATAGGCAGTTGCGGGCCGATGGAAACATGGCTAGATAAGTTTGAACGACGTAGACCTAGACCAGATCTCTACGATAAGAATTTTAAAGCGCTGGGCGGCAAGGTCTGTTGGCCTGATGTCGAGCGCGTGTGTAGTAAGTATGAACCAGTTTTGCAAGGCTAGGGTAGCTCCCGAATATACGGCCCCTTACCGTACCGTCTTGCATCTTTATTTAAGGGTTATTGAAGGAGTAACAACATGGCAGATTTCGAAGTTGGAATGCGGTACGCAGTGCGCACTAATAATGAACTTGAACACATTACTATTTTTGATATGACAGCTGATCAAGAGTCGTTTCATTTATCAAGATATGAATCTAAGTTACTTAGGAAATGGCTAAAACAGGCTGAAGACGCTTTAAGCGAAGAAGACTAATGTCAGGCTGGATTTGTTTACATAGGGATATACAAAATCACTGGATTTGGGATTTTAAGCACGCTGATAAAACGATGGCATGGATAGATATGCTGATGTTAGCCAACCATGAAAAAAAGAAATTTTTACTTAATGGTGTATTGGTGGAATGTGATCGAGGTGAATTGGCTTATTCGCAATTAACGCTTGCTGAAAGATGGCACTGGTCACGCAACAAGGTACGAGGTTTCATGGAGTTGTTAAAAAGTGACGGAATGATAGTACAACGGTCGAACACTGTAACAACTGTGATAACTATCTGTAATTATTCACAATATCAGGATTTACAAACAATGCAAGGTACAGCGGATGGTACAACGGAAGGTACAACCAAGGTACAACGCACGGCCAGCGCAGGGCCAGCGCAAGGTACACAAACAACAATTAAACAATTAAACAATGAAAACAAAAAAGAGGTAATAACACTTGACGCTGACGCTCCACCTGCAACCGCCAGCGAAAAAAACTCAGAACCGAAGAAAGCAAAAAAGAACGAGTACAGCGAAGATTTTGAAAAAGCCTTTACCGCATATCCAAAACGGCAAGGTGATAACCCCAAGGAAAAAGCCTTTAGCGCGTGGAAGGCAAGATTAAGAGACGGATTTACGGTTGAAGAAATGACTTCAGGGGTTGAGAGGTATTTGGCTTTTTGCCAGCACGAAGCAAGCATAGGTACCCAGTATGTCAAACAGGCCGCTACATTTTTTGGGCCTGATAAAGCATTTTTAGAAATTTGGGCGATAAAACAAAAAAACCTGAGTACCACCGGACAAGTGAATAACTCAGGTTCATTTCAACAACATGGAAATTTTAACCCAAAAACCGCAAAAACGATAGCGGCGGGGTTGGAATGGCTAAACGAGGGCTAAAAAGTGATTTTGAGCGATAAGAAAAAGTTTTTAGAGATTATGACTTCTTGTTCATCCGTTTACAGACAAGAAGCCGATAAATCGACTATGCGAGTTTTTTGGCAGTTGTTAGAGGCTTACCCAATTGAGGCTGTAGAAAAGGCATTTATTAACCACCTGAGAAGTAATAAATTCTTTCCAACGCCATCCGAAATTATTGCTAGCTTGGATGTTAAGTATAAACACCTTGGCTCTGACGAGGCGTGGGCAATGATGCCACGATCTGAGTTTGAAAGTGTCGTTTGGACAGAAGAAATGGCAGCTGCTTACGCAGTGGCTTTTGATTTGATTAACGAGGGTGACAGGATTGCGGCGCGTATGGCATTTAAGAACGCTTATGAGCGTTTATGCAATGAGGCATCTTTGATGCAAAAGCCTGTTGTCTGGACAGTATGCAAAGGCTATGACAAATCCCTGATTGAGCCGGTATTGCAAAAAGCCGTGTTGCAAGGGCGTATTACGCAAGAAGTTGCTGATAAGCATTTACCGGCTCCACAGGACGCGGGTGTTATTGCTAGATTGATATCAGGGAAAGTAACTGATATGCCTCACAACAACGAAAATCTACGATCAAGATGGAAGCAATTAAGTCAAGCCATGAAAGACGGCCAGAAAAGACTAGCTGAATCTAAGCAGCAAGAGATTTTAGATCGTGAAATTGAGCGAAAAAATAAAGAAATTCAAAATAAACACATGATTGAAAAAGCTGAACAGTTGTTGATAGATGCAGAGATTGAAGCATGAAAGTTATTTTTAAAGTTTCAGACGAACGCACTAAATGGCACGCCAAAAGAGCGATAGAGGATATGCCATTAACCAGGCCTATGGTTGTCACTATACAACCAGAAACAAGAACCCTAGCTAATAACGCGGCGCAATGGCCTATTTTGAACGCTTTTGCTGAGCAATTACTTTGGCCTGTTAATGGCCAAATGGTAAAGCTAGACGCAGAAGAATGGAAAGATATCCTGACAGCTGCCTACAAAGAGGAAACCGTCAAGTTAGCCATGGGATTGTACGGCGGCGTTGTTATGTTAGGCAAAAGAACGCGCGAATTTAAACGTGTTGAATGGCCTGAATGGATGGCATTTTTAGAATCAGTGGCCGCAGATCGAGGCGTAAAGATACCGTTATCTAAACGCCAATGTGAGGCTATGGGCTATGAGTGATGCTGTGCGTCTAGCCCATTATTACGCTGGAGAATGTCCCTTGAGCCAGTCTTTGAGTGCATCGTTCATGCGAGTTTGCCAACCTTTGCCAGAAGCGCGGAAGGCTTCTAAAACATCAGTATCAAAACGCACGGTAATGGATTTTTTAGTAGCTGCTTTTTGTTTGCCTCGTCCTCGTAATACGGCCTGCATATCTTCAGGTAATGCTGAAAACGATATGGCATTTTTAAGATCGATTGTCGTTAATTCGCGAACTTCGCCGTTAGCATCAGTTAGTGGTAAGGGGTTTGTCATGTTTTTTAGCCTCTCTGGAGTTAGCTTTGCGAAAACTGATGACTCGTATACCGTCAGTAATAAACACAAAACACAAGATATGCAAACGACCATCAAGATAACCGATACCGATATGGCGGATTTCTCCGTAATCAAAACGGTCATCAATCAGGAAGACTGCGGTTTCAAAATTAAAGTTGACCGCACGCTCAAAACTAAGATTTCGTTCTTGGATGTTCTTTTCGTTTTTCGCGTGGTCATATTCGATTTTCATGATCTTATTGTCGTTACAAAAAGAAATATTAGCAAGTTATTTGTAGTTACATTTTAAGAAGGGCTGATGAGTAAGTTACGAAAAAGCGCACGCTATCAAAACTGCATGATCAGGATTCCTGGTGTCTGTAATTTCAACAGTGAAACAACGGTGCTGGCCCACCTAAACGGGGCAGGTATGGCGAGAAAAGAAGATGACTCAGAAGGCGCTTTCGCATGTTACGACTGTCACCAAGCAGTAGACGGTAAGCCTACCAAGAAACATGGGTTTTCTAGCGATGAAATTAAGCTCATGTTTTTTGAAGGTGTAAAACGGACGCGCGATTTTTGGCGGCACAACGGTTATATGCAGGTGTATAGATGATTGTCGAGTTTGATAAGCCTGATAGCAAATTATCACCTAATAACAAGAATGGTAAGAGTTATCACGTTTATAAAAAAGCAAAGGTTAAAGCTTTTGAAGAAGCAAAGTTATTAACGCGTGTTGCGTTAGAAAAAATAGGGCGGGAAATAATAAATATCCCTTCCTGTTTAAGAATTCGATTTATACATCCTACGCGTAGAAACTTCGACATAGATAACAGCCTTGCCAGCGCTAAGGCACATATTGACGGATTTTCTAAGGCATTAGGTGTAGATGATTCGATATTTACAACTATGATCATTACCAAAGAATACCAGAAGGGAGTAAGCAAAATGATTTTCGAAATTAAGGAAAATTCTCATGGCTGATTATTGCGACCAAGCATCAGATCTATCACAAACACACCTGGATATTGCTATTAAGCAAAGACGCGATGAAGTTGTTAAAAATATCGATGGCGACGGAACATGCTTAGAGTGTGGAAATACAGTTGATCAGATTGAGCACAATGGGGAAATAAGAACGCCTCGTTGGTGTTGCATTGAATGTAGGCAAATATGGGATAAAGATAGGCAATGAATTTAACGCCAATGTTGAGGGTTTGATTGTGGAAACGATAGTGTATGCGCCTTATGTTTTAGTTGTACTTATTTTCTGTTACGTCATGAATGATACGTGGAGACCAAAATGAGAATCTTTTTTATTCGGTGTTTTTTATGCGTGGTTTTAATTATCTTTTCACCGGTTGTCGGCTATATGTGTTGGCAAGATTACAAAAAACAGAGGGATAAATTTGAAAACATTTCCTCATAAACTGGAATTCTACTGTGCTTCCTGCGGAAAGTTTAAGCCTATCGGTGAAATGCGCTTGATTAGAAATAAAGTTAAAAAATGCACGTCATGTATCGACCTTATCATAAAAGCCAATCAGCAGGTAATCAATGAGCAAAAAGCCCAGTAACGTAATGTTTTGGACAACGGAAACAGAAATTGCTTACCTCGACAAAATAGGCAAAGACTATCCTGAAATAAACCGAAGCAAAATAGACTTTTTAAAAGGATACATTAAAGCAATTGATAAACGCGTAAGCTGGAATGGTGTTAATCGGTGGGAGGTTAAAAAGCATGCAGAAATGTTGTTACAGCGTGAAATTGAAGATCAAGAATTAAACAAAACCAAATTAAAGGATAGTAATGAAAGTATTTAGCTTAGATAAAAGAGAAGATATTATTGAATGTTTGCATGCGCTTGAAGAAAATAAATTAAAAACTCAGGCAAAAAGAGCTGATTTTGAACATGAATTAACCCTTTGTGTAGAAATTGAATACCTATCAAAGGTGACCATTAACGCAATGCAAAATAAACTGAAGATGCTAGATCTTGTGAGTTTTTGTAATACCGGAAAATACCCAGAGACAGCAAGTGATTTGAAAAAAACAGGTACTTAAATTCAATTTAATAACTGTTAAATAACTGCTATAAGGGATAAATCTATTTTTTTCACATCTATTGTCGGGAGACATTAATGGAATCGATATTACTTGAATCAACACTAACCAATCCCGCTTCAGTTCTGCAAGGCGTACAAGGTTCTGCAAAAGTTATGACGTGGGCAAATACGCCTGTGTATAGCTATGCAGGCCGCTTGGCCGCCGCGCAATTACCAGCTGCACCTACCGACGTTATAGTGATTCAAGGTAACGCTTCTAAAACACTTAAAATTCAATCAATCATTTTATCAGCTGAATCAACAGCAGCGGGCATTATCCCCGTATCAATTATTAGACGGACCGCTGCTAATGTAGGCGGCACATTTACGCAATTAGGTTATACACCTCACGATATTACTGAGGCAGCTGCTACCGCAGTTGTAAAAATATCAAGTGGATCTACCGCGCCAACGTCATTAGGTGCTGTGTTTGGTGCCGGTAACACTCCCGCAGGTAACGGCATATTAGGTCAACAATTTATGGTGTGCGCAAATAACGGTGGCGTTGCTCCGGGACCAACACTTTGGAGTTTGGAGCAATTAGGTATTAAACCGTGGATACTGCGTGGTGTTAATGACTTTATTGCTATCAATTTGAATGCTGCTACTTTACCCGGCGGTTTTCAATTAGATTATGAAATCGATGTTGAAGAAGACACTTCGGTAATTGGTGGGTAATAGCTTTGGCTAAACTAACTGAAAAGCAATGGAAAGAAATTGAAACTCGCCTTTCAAGAGGGGAAAAAGCAATCGACCTAGCGAAAAAGTTTGGTGTGACTAGAGGCGCAATTAGTCAGAAATTTTCTAAACAAACTAAACACGTTAAAACATTAGCTAATCAAATAGTTGAAACTGAGATTGCTATACAAACAGCACCAATTACTATACAAATTGGTGCATTTAGTTTGGCTAATGAATTATTGGCTATATCAAAACACATGGCAACCGGCGCTACGTTATCCGCAATGAACTACAGTCGCTTATCAAGTATTGCTAATAAGAAAATTTCAACACTTAATGATGACGCATTAGATGAAGAAGAATTGGCTATTGCTAGAACACTTACGGTCATGAGTAATGAAGCGGCTAAAACGCCCATGGACCTTATTAAAGCTAATGCAAGTTTAAATAAAGACCAAAATACAGACCAAGAAGAAAATAGTTTTGCTGCTTGGATTAAAGGCGGTGAAGGAAAAATTATTGGGGTGGCTCAACATTGATCACTAAAGAACATCTTGATGATCCTTGGTGGCGCATTACCAGCGGTGAGATTTATAAAATCATCGTAAAAGGTGATGACGATAACGATGAAGGTTTAATAGTACCGTTTAAACCTAATGATGTGCAGTTAGAGCTCATGAAATCATTGTGGCATCGTAATGTCGTATTAAAAGCCCGGCAACGCGGTATTACAACCCTGATAGCCATTATGTGGTTAGACACAGCGCTTTTTAGTAAAGATCCGATTCAATGTGGGATTATTGCGCAGGATAAAGATGCCGTAGAGATTATCTTTCGACACAAAGTTAAATTTGCTTATGATCATTTACCAAAATTTATGCAAACTGAATTTCCTTTGGTAAAGGATTCAGCAAGAGAGATACAGTTTGCGCATAACTTATCGTCGGTTCGTGTGGCTACATCGATGCGGTCAGGCACGATACACCGATTGCATATATCTGAGTTCGGTAAGATTTGTGCTAAATATCCTGATAAAGCCCAAGAAGTAATTACCGGCTCTATTCCCGCTGTGCCCAAGTCTGGGATATTGGTTATTGAATCAACCGCAGAAGGGCAGGAAGGCGAGTTTTATAAGATTACTAAGCGCGCTATGGATCAATACGATACAAAAGCCACGCTCAGTATCAAAGATTATAAGTTTCATTTTTATAGCTGGTGGGATGCCGACGAATATGAGATTGATCCTGAAAATGTACTCATTGATGAAAAGTATTTAAAACACTTTTATGAAACAGAAGCCAAAATTGGTCATGTTTTGACAGAGCATAAACGCGCTTGGTATGTGGCAACCTGTGAATCTGATTTTTCAGGCGATATGTGGAAGATGCGCCAAGAATACCCAAGCACACCAGAGGAAGCCTTTCAAATCAGCACGGATGGCAAATATTTCTCTGAGCAAATGAGTGCCGTTAGAAAAACGGGGCGTATTGTGCCTTCTGTGCCTGTTTTACCGGTGCCTATCAATACCTTTTGGGATATTGGTAAAGGTGATATGACTGCTATTTGGTTTCATCAGTTTGGCACATTGCAACACCGATTTATTAACTATTATGAAAATAGCGGTGAGGATTTGATCACCTATGTGCGGTATTTGCAGTTATTAGCCAGTGAACGCGGTTATGTGTACGGTAAACACTATATACCGCACGAATCTGATCATAAACGCATTGGGGCGACGCCTGATACATCAAAATCGATTAAAGAAATGCTTGAAGAGCTTTATCCCGGACAACGTTTTGAGATTGTGCCAAGAGTAACCAATAAATTGTCAGGCATTATGGCGACCAGAGCAGCTATGAGTGCCGCTGTATTTGATGAAACTAATTGTGGTCAAGGCATCAAGCGCTTGGACAATTATAAGAAACGCTGGGTAGCGGTGACAGGATCATGGGCCAATGAGCCTTTACATGATGAAAATAGTCACGGTTGTTTGATAGCTGGCACACAAATATCAACAACCAGAGGATTAGTATCTATTGAAAATGTTGTTGTTGGTGATCAGGTTATATTAGCTGATGGTTTTGTTGGTGATGTTACTCATTCAGGATTAATTAAAGAATCAATAACGATAATTATTGAGCTATCAACTGGAGAGTTAATTGAATGCTCACCTGAACATAAGATATTCACGATAAGAGGAGTCTTACGTGCTGATGCATTATGCTATAATGACATTATTTCAACAGATAGGAAGCCACTATGGAATATCAAACAATTCATGCGTGTAGGACTACGGAAAGGCGTTATCGAATATACCAAGGCGTTAAATACTGGTTATGGTCTAAAAGAGGATATTACGTATCTCAACGAAATGGCGTGCAAAGCCTTTTACATCAGGTTTTATGGAATGATAGGGTCGGTAAGATTGCAAATGGTTTTATTGTTTTCCCAATTGATGGTGATTACGACAACCTTAATGAAGAAAACTGGGGAACAAGACAGCAAGGTATGGTTAGGCGAAAAAAAACAAAGAATCCATCACAAGAATTTAATGGTGTTGTCTTTTATCGAAAGCCGGAAGGATATTTTAAGTCAGATTATAAAAGAGATGGTGGAAAGCTTTTGCATAGGGAAGTATGGATTTACCATAACGGAGAGATACCACAAGGCTACCACATTCATCATATTGATGAAGACAAGGCTAACAATAGCATTGAAAACTTACAGCTTATATCGGCATCAGATCACTCAAAAGAGCATGGAAAAACTAATCCTTGGGTTGGAAGCGAGGAAAATAAAAGACAACTATTGTCAGTTAATGATAAATCTAAAGAGTGGCATGCCTCTGAAGCTGGTAAAAAATGGCATGCTGAGCATGGAAAAAAGACGTGGGAAAATAGAATATCAGTTAAAAAGAATTGCATTATATGTAACACGGAGTTTTCAACGCCTTATCCTACAAGAAAACATACATGTTCAAGAAAGTGTTACTACAGTGATAGCATTAACAAAAAACAACAATCTGAAACCGGTTTATGATTTAACTATAGATAAGCATCATGCTTATTATGCTAATGGAATATTGGTAAGTAATAGCGATGCATTCATCCAATGGGGACAAGAAGTAGCCGCAGGCAATATGTTCGACTCCGGTAAAAGCAAAGCATTTGATAGATCACAATTAAAACGAAGCTGGCGATAGCCTAAACAAACACTCACTATTGTCGGGAGACAACAATGTCGGTATTTAACCAAATGACTGAAATAACCAGTCACCAAGAAAATGTTACGCATTTAACGCCAGAAGATCAGCTTATCCCACAAATCGGTGATGCTGAAGCGGATAGTTGGAATATTTATAAAGTCCAACGCATATTGGATGAAATACGTAATCAACCTCGATGGAGACAGGTAGCTGATAGAGAGTGTGCTTATTATGATGGCAATCAACTCGATGCAGATGTTATAGAAGAGCTGGCTAATCGAGGCCAACCGCCTTCAATTGACAATTTGATACAACCCACTATCAATGCGGTACTTGGTATGCAAGCTAAGACGCGCGTTGATACCAAAGTAGAGCCTGAAGCCGGCGAAACAAATAACGATGTCGCTGAAGCTTTATCAATCGAGGTTAAACATCATGGTGATTCAGCTCGCGCGAATAGAGCAAAGTCTGATGCGTATGCTGAGCAGATTAAAGTAGGGATTAGCTGGGTAGAAGTGGCATTCAATTCTGATCCTTTTAAGCCTAAAATTCGTTATGAGCATATTCATAGACGAGAAATGTATTTCGATTGGCGAGCAAAAAAGCCAGATTACTCAGATGGACGGTATTTAGTTCGTAGACAATGGTATGACCAAGACGTATTGATGGAAGCCTTTCCAGAACAGCGCGATTGGATAAGAAATGCTATGAGTGAACGGGCGGGCTGGGATATGGATTTGACAGGATTTAGTCAACTAACCCAACGTAATGATGCTTTTGATTCATCAACTGGCTTTACTATGACCACCGAACAATACGAGTGGATGAATGTCACGCGTCGTCGATTGATGGTTTATGAGGTTTGGTACAAGGTACATGAAACCGGCATGATTATTAAAATGCCTAATGGCAAAATCATGGAGTTTGACGACAAAGATCCGTTGCATCAAGCCATTGCTCAATCAGGTGCCGTGCAACCAGAAAAAGCCGTTTACGACAAAGTGAGAGTGGCTTATTACATTGGGCCGCGATTGGTGGGTGATTATGCCAGTCCGTATAAGCATCGACACTTTCCGTATGTACCGTTCTTTGGCTTTAGAGAAGATGCTACTGGTATTCCTTATGGATTGATCAGGGCTATGATGAGCCCACAAGATGAGATCAATGCGCGTAAGTCTAAGATGTATTGGTTATTGTCTGCTAAACGCGTCATAGCCACAGAAGAAGCTGTTGAAGATCATGCGGTAGCAGCTCAAGAAATCGCTAGACCGGACGCATACATTATTAAACGTAATAAACCCGGTGAATCATTTGAAGTACAAGAAAATGGTCAAATGGCTCAACAGCAGTTTCAAGTCATGCAGGCTGCCAAAGAAGCGATTCAAACAAACGTGGGGGTGCATAATGCCACATTAGGGCGTGATTCAGGCGCTACGTCAGGTTTAGCTATTAATTCACTTGTTGAGCAAGATGCAGTAACGCTCGCTGATATCAATGATAACTTTAATATGGCAGCGCGGCAGGCTGATGAAATCTTGTTAGAGCTCGTCATTCAGTTATTGTCAGATATGCCTAACCATGAAGTCACCGTAACAGATGATAACGGCAATGACCGTATTGTTGTCTTGAATCAGATGACGCAAACTATTCAACAACAAGATCCAACAACAGGGCAGGTCGTTAATGTTCAGCAACCGTGTATTGATCCTAAAACGGGTCAACCTACTATTCTTAATGATATATCTCATATTAATTGTAAAGTCGTCTTAGCAGATACGCCTGCGACGCCAACATTCCGCAATCAGCAGCTTGTTCAAATCACTGAGCTAGTCAAATCGTTGCCGGGTAATGTGCAAGCGATGTTGATGCCATTCGTTATTAATGCAACAGACTTGCCGTATCGTAAAGAAATGGCTGATTTAGTGCGTAATGGTCTAGGCTTAGGTGATGGCGGTCAAGATCCTGTCGTGGCTCAATTACAAGCTGAAAATCAAAAACTACAGCAAGAGTTAAAAGCTAAGAACCCACCGGAATTATTGGCGGCTCAAATAGCTAAGATGCAGGCTGAGGTTGATAAGATTAAAGCTGATACGGTTGAAACATCGAGCAAAGGTCTATACGAGATGATACAAACGGCAATGGCGGCGGCAGCTAACCCTGCCATTGTGCCTATTGCTGATTCAATCGGTAAATCTGTAGGTTTTGTTGATAAAAACGGCGGTGGTATTGCAGATGGTCAGCAAATAACCCCGCAACAAGGTCAATCTATAGGTGGAAATCCACAAACTAACCCTAATGCACCTGTAGCTCCCCAAACACCAACACAAAGCTTACCGCCACAAATGCAACAACCACCCATAGCGCCATCACCCGCGCAAGGCGTCGCTTCTGGTATAGAACAACAAGGTAATCAAATAACCCAACAATAGGTATTAAATATGCAATATAAACCAGTCACTGTAGAAGTAGAGCGTAAACCTAGACCGATTCAAGCATTATCAGGTGTTCCCTTGCGTCAAGAAGTAGAACACGAAGAGCAAAACGGCTTTAAAATATTTACCGGTCATGAAGATGGCGTTATCAAGCAGGATATGATTCAAGTACATGAGGGTGTGGTTATCTCTCATGCACAAGAGCTATTAGATACCAAAGATCAGCATGTCATTGATACCCTAATTGAGCTGGGATGGACACCGCCGACTAAATCTGAATAACGCAAGCAGTTTTAAAGTTTAATAAAAACCCGTCTAGTACGGGTTTTTTAAGCCGCTTTAAGCATAAAATCAACATGCACAACATCATAAGGAAATAACACCTTTCCATTGTCTGTCTTGTCAACTAGGCCGCAAAGTATCAAAGCTGTAATATCGGTGTGTACCGCTTTTATGTCACGACCTACACGACGAGATACTTCTCGAATTGTTAACTCACCTTCACCTGTCATGACTTTTAAAATTTGCCAACGCTTTAAGGTCATGGTTTTCCATAACTGATCTTCTGTTTCAAAATCAATATAAGCGCCTTGAGGTTGCCCAGTATTCCATGCCGTCAAAAATCGTTTTGATACGGCTTCTTGGCTAGCAATGCCAATAGTTACTTCATTCATATTCTTTCCTCACTTTATTTACATCTAACCAAAAGTCAGCTAATAACTGCTCAGGCGATTCAAATTTATAAGCGATCTCTCCAGCTCCGTAATGTTTGTGATCACCTTTTCCTGCTTCATTGTCATAACGCAATACACATTGACCTTTAATAACCAAGACCAGTCTATATTTAAAATAGTGAACACTACCATCTACAGGTTTAGGCAACCGCCATAAAACCAATTCAACAAAGCCATTAGAGCCTTGGGTAAGACGTTGTTTAAATAATAATTCTGCTTTCATGTTGTAAATAATAACAACACTTAATATTGATGTCAATTACTCCAACAATACGACGCGCAAAAATAGGTATGAATTATTTCTTGAGCCTATTTTCTATCTCTGCGATAAGGAATACAGATCGTCGTGAGACGTGAAACCAGCGGCCAACCTGCGATAAGGTTGGATTACGCATACCAGCGATAAGGTAATCATGTCGGGAGACATTAAGATGAGTTTGATAGAGCAGTACAGAGATAGTGGTGAATTACCGGATGACCCTGAAATCCTGTTGAAATTACATGCAGAATTACAGGCGAATGAAGCAGTAGATAAACAAGTTGAAACGACTGTCGAGATGACAGACGGGGTAGCAACTGACCCAATCGATGCAGAGGTTAAAGATGAGGCAACACCTGAAGGAATTCTCTCAAAAGATGGGAAACACGTTATTCCTTATGATGCGTTAACCAAAGCGAGAGAACAAGAACAGGCCGCCAAACGGGAAGCGCAAGAGTTACGTGATGAAATTGAAAGATTAAAATCACCTCAAGCGACACAATCAACTGCATTTTCGGCAATGACCGAAGAACAGCTAGCTGATTTAAAAGAATACTTCCCAGATCAGTACGAGATATTAAAGTCCCAACAAGACGCTTTAGTGGCTAATCAGAATCGGCTTAGAACGCTTGAAGATAGAGAAGCGCAACGTATCGCAGAAGAAGGGGCCAAAATTGCTCAAACGGTTCAAGAAAACATCGACAACAACCCCGAGTTGAGTCACTGGCAACGCAATGATCCTGTGAAATGGGCGAGAGCCGTACAAATGGACACTGACTTGCGCACTAATGACCCTGAATTTGCAAATCTTACTCAGGCAGAACAGTTTGCAAAGGTTGCTTCGGCAATGGTTGCAATCTATGGCAGCCCTGTTAAGACGGTGGCAACACCAGCAGCAGAACCGGTTAAACCTACCTTGGCAACCGCAAAACCTGTTGAAAAGCCACCGATTAATAGTCTATCGGATCTTGGCGCTGGCATTCCAGCCGAGTCGTCTTTAAGAGATAGAGCCGAGGATATGAGTCAAGCCGCACTCATTAACAATTTTATGAGCATGACTGCAGACCAGCGAGCTGAATTCATTGCTCGAATGTAATATTAATGCCATTGTCGTGATGACAACGGATTACCCAAAATTAGCTAAAAAATTATCGTCGTGATGACGAAAAGAGGCTTATATGTCAGGTTATCAAGTTAACGTCGGCAGCGCTTTAGACGCAAAAGTCTATGGCGCGGCCGTCTTTGCTGGAGTACAGCAACAAAAAAGTTTTATGAATTTACTTTCAGGTGAAGCCCCTAAAATCGGTGACGCTGCAAGTAAATTAAAAGGTCAGTCTAGCCCGGACATGCCTATCGTTAAGATTATGGATTTAACATCTAAATCAGGCGATAGAGTCTCTGTGGATTTATTCAATATCTTCAGCGGTAAACCTGTTATGGGCGATAAACGTATTGAAGGTAAAGGGATGACTGCGACGACTTCAAGCGCTGATATCTACATTAACCGTTCACGCGGTATGGCAGATACAGGCGGCAAAATGACACAGCAACGTACCGTTCATAATTTGCGTACTATCATTCAAGCAGGTCTTGAAGGATGGGCGGGTCGTTTAGAAGATCAACGTTGCTTGATTCAATTAGCCGGTGCGCGAGGTTATCAAGCGACTGCGGATTGGGTAGTGCCTGTGTCAACTGATCCTGATTTTTCTGATATCGTGGTGAATACAGTGCAAGCGCCAACGTATAACCGTCGTTTCTTTGCAATGTATACAGGCACAGGTGTTACACCACCTACCAGTATCACAGGCATAACCAATGCAGGCGCTTTAACACTGTCTGAGATTGATGCCATCGGTTCATTATTGTTTGAATCAAACGTGCCATTACAAAACATCAAATTAAAAGATGATGAATACGAATGGAACGAACCTTTATACGTCATGTTCGTAACTGAACGTCAATGGGCCATCTTGAAAAAGGTATCTGGCGCATTGTGGCAATCAGCGTTAAGCACTGCCATTAAACGTTTTGATGGTACTAAACGCCACCCATTGTTTATGGGGGATTCAATTATGTGGAACGGCATCTTGGTTAAGAAATTGTCGCGTTATGCAATTCGTTTCCCCGGTGGTTCAACCATGATGGAAAACAACGCTACCAGTACAGCTGAATCTGCAGTTACTGTGCCCTCAACTACGTCTGGTTTCAGTGTAGACCGTGCTTTTATCATCGGTGCGCAAGCATTGATTAAAGCTTACGGTAAAGAAGGTTCACAAGGTTCTAACATCTTTGCTTGGAATGAAGAGCTTGTAGATCATAAGTCTGCGGTTGAAATTTCATTGGCAATGACTGAAGGTACTGCAAAAACACGTTTCACTATTAACGGTCAAATTACTGACCACGGTGTTGCGGTTATTGACTCTTATGCACCGGCTGTAGGTACTACTGAGTTTAACAGTATTGTGACTGCTTCTGCGGGCAAATACTAAACAGACGGCCCTCTGCGTAGCAGGGGGCTTTCTTAACCTATTCTAAGGAAATGAAATGACTCAATATTTTTATCAGCTAGGTAATGATATTACTAAGCTACCCTTTAATGGCCCAGAAGGTACTCAGGCAGTTTGGTCAGGTGTTCATCAAGCACAAGCTATTCCTGCAACAGTGGGTGGGTTAACGGTTACTGCGGGTGACTTAGTAGAAATACCATTATTTTTAGTCCCCTCCGGCACACGCTTAAATAGCATTAAATGGGCATGGGATGCGGCAATTGCTAATGCGAGTTCAACGGCGGTGTTTGCATTACGTAAACAAGAAGTTTCTCTTTATAACCAATCAGGTCCCGGTGGTATTTATAACGTAACTCAAACAGGCGTATCAACCGGCACTCCATTGACGACTTATGTAAATGACCAAGGACAAACGCGTCCTATTGGCTTTGCATTGGCTAATGGTGCTGTTTCTGGCTCTGTTCCGGGACAAGGTGCTTTACCGGGTGTTTCTGGTGCGGGCTCCGCTGTTTCGCCTACCGTAACTTCTGCGCAAAATGGTTCAGCATGTATATTGCCATTAGGTCTTGAAGGTACAACTTATGTTCCAAGAGGACAGTCAGCGGTGGGCGGTCAAATCCGTACTGTATTACAAGACAATTATTACTTGTCTTTATTAATCACTGTCGGCACTACTGGCGCACCTATTACTGGTACACCTAATATTTTTGTAGGCGTTGAAGGCGAGTTCGTCGGTAACTTGTAAACTCTTATGGCCAAGGATGGCTATTTTTTAAGGATCTATCATGAGTAAAATTACTTTACGTTTAAAAACAGAGTTAATTGGCGCACACCCCATTACAGGCATTACCAGTATTAGCCCTGATCTTTATCCAGATACACAAAATCCGTTTGTTGAATTAACAGAAGAGCAGGCAGATGACGTTTTAAATTCTGGTTTTGGCCATGTATTTGAAATTGTTGAAGCACCTAAAGCAACCAGCAAATCGGGAAAAACAGCAAAAGCGGCGGCTGATGCTGAGACTGAAATACCCGTGACTGATACGCTAAATTAATTAAGTTGTCGTAAAAAGGATTCTGAATAATGCAATATAACGACCTACTCAATGATGTTATTCTTGATGCGCCGGGCGCTCCTGTTCCTATTGCATTAAGGGCAATCAGAGAAAGTGTTAGATTGTTTTGTAAAGAATCAATGGCTTTAAGGCATGTTGTGGCAAGTAGTGAGTTAAGCTATAGCAACGGAATTTATACCATAACTGCGCCTATTGGCACTCAAATCGAAAGCGTTATATCGCCTATGGTTTTTAATGGTAGTTATACCGTTTATACCTTTTCAGATGGATCAACCAGTACCTTGCCTACTCCTCCTGCCGGTACTACTTTAATAGATACTCAAAGTTATTCAATTCATCACAGAGATATTCAAGGTGCAAGCCCAGAATGGCTGGACATCAATTACCCCGGATGGCGTACTGCAACTGCAGAAAAAGACATTAAGTTTTTTTCTATGCAATCTAATAACACGTTTGTTTTAACGCCGGATGATAGCGTTGATAGATCAGATTATTTAGTGGTGTCATTGATTCTCATGCCGAATAGGTCAAGCACGTCATTAAATTATGATTTTGGTAATCGTTGGTTTGATGGCTTAGTAGCAGGTTCTAAATAT